GCGGCGTTTCGCCATCCGCGCCGCTCCCGGCGGCGGCGACCCCGAGCTGCGGCTGCTGACGCGGGCGCAGCCGGTGGACGGCGAGGTCGTGCCGCCGAGGCGCTTCGTCATCCACCGCTGCGGCGGACGGTACGGCAATCCCTGGGGCCTGGGCCTCGGCCACCGGCTGTTCTGGCCGGTCTACTTCAAGCGTCAGGGTGTCGGGTTCTGGCTGGGCGCACTGGAGAAGTTCGGCGCGCCCACCGCGCTCGGCCGCTACGCCCCCGGCACGCCCGAGGCCGAGCAGAAGCGGCTGCTGGAGGCGCTGCAGGCCATCGCCACTGAGGCGGGCGTCGTGGTCCCGGAGGGGATGCAGATCGAGCTCCTGGAAGCGCAGCGCGGCGGCGCGTTCGACAGCTACGAGCGGCTCGCCGCCTACATGGACAGCGAGATCTCCCGCATCGTGCTGGGCGAGACGCTGACCACGCAGGTGGGTGACAGCGGCAGCCGCGCGCTTGGCGACGTGCACAACACGGTGCGGCTGGAGATCACGCGCGCGGACGCGGACCAGCTCTCGCGCACCCTGAACGGCTCTCTCGTGCGCTGGATCGTCGATCTCAACCTGCCGTCCTCGCCGGCGCCCCGTGTGTGGTGGGACGTCAGCGAGGCGCAGGACCTGGCGGCGCTCGCCCAACGCGACGAGACGCTGACGCGGATCGGCTACCGGCCGACCCTCGCTCGCGTCACGGAAGTCTACGGCGAGGGCTACGAGCCGGTTCCGGCCACGCCCGCCACCGACCTGCAGCGCCTGTTCGCCGAGGCGGCGGCGGCCGCATCGCCGGCACGCCGGAGGGGCGGCGCAGGAGACGCCAATTTAGAGCTCAAAGAGGTATCTAAGAGCGGCCTCCAGCCGGTCCGGGGTATCGGACCGCGGGAGAACGCCCCAGGCCTCTCTGCGGCCTTCCCAGCGGCCGATTTCGAGGAGCGCAACGATCGGTCCGACCGCGACGCCGCCGACGCGCTGACCGGCCAGCTCGAGACGCTGCTGGCGGAGCGCGAGGACGCGCTGACGCGCGCGCTCGCCGCGCTGGTCGATCGCGCCTCCTCGCTGGAGGAGGTGCGCGACGGGCTGGTGGCGCTGCTGCCGCAGCTCTCGGAGGACCGGCTGGCCGAGCTCCTCGCGCAGGCGCTGATCGTCGCCAACCTGCAGGGCCGCGCGGACCTGGCCGACGGGATCTGAGCGCCGTGGCCGCCGAGCCGGATCCGGTGACGTTCGACGAGGCGATCGCGTTCCTGCGGCGCAAGACCAACGTCACCACCAGCGCCTGGCGCGACCTGGACGGCGAGATGCACGCGCGCGCCTTCACCGTCGCGGGGCTGCGCCACGAGGCAGCGCTCATCGCCGTGCGCGAGGCGGTGGACCGCGCGCTGGCCGAGGGCGGCACGCTCGGCCAGTTCCGTCAGGACCTCCGCGGTATCCTCGAACGCGCCGGCGTGACGCTGCGCGGCCCCTTCGGCTGGCGCAGCCGCGTGATCCTCGAGACGAACCTGCGTACCGCCTACCACGCGGGCCGCTGGGAGCAGGCGCAGCGTCTCCGCGAGAGCCGGCCGTATCTGCGCTACACCGCCGTGCTGGACAACCGCACGCGCCCGCAGCACCGCGCCTGGCACGGGGTCATCCTGCCGGTGGAGCACGAGTTCTGGCGCACGCACTACCCGCCCAACGGCTGGGGCTGTCGGTGCACGGTCGTGTCGCTGAGCGCGCGGGACCTCGCGCGGCGCGGCTGGCGCGTCACGGATCCGCCGCCGCCGTCCGGCCGGCTGCCGCGCTCCGTCCGCGGCGCGGACGGCAACCGGATCGTCGAGCTGCCCCCCGGCATCGACGAGGGGTGGGATTACAACGTCGGCGAGGCCGCGGCGCGCTGGCGGGCCCTGATGCCCGTCGCGCCCGACGGCGGACCGGTGCTGGACGCCTCTGCGGTGCTGCCGGCCGAGGCCGCCGACGCGGTGCTGCGCGCCGCCGTCGCGTCCGAGCCTCTGCCGCCGCCGCGCGCGGTGCCGGCCGCGGCGGTGCTGCCGGCGCGGCTGGCGCGAGACGCCTACGTCCGCGCGTTCCTTGCAGAGCTCGGCGCCACGCCCGACCGTCCTGCGGCCCTGGCGGATCCGGCCGGCCTGCAGCTCGTCGTCGGCGCGGACCTGTTCCGGCGGCCTGATGGCCGGCTCGCGCCGCTTCCGGCGGGGCCGCGGCGCTGGCTGCGCCTGGCCGGGCGCGGCCTGCGCGAGCCTGACGAGATCTGGGCGGCGATCGAGGCCGAGCCCGGGCCCGCGCAGCCGCGCTACAGGCTGGTGCGGCGGTATCTCGCGCGCTGGCGGGTCGACGCCGATACGGTGGTGACGCTGGTCGAGTGGGCGCGGGGCGGGCGCGGCTGGCGTGTGCTGATGGCCGGCGGCGACGAGGGGCAGGCGCTGGCCGAGCGCGCGCGGCGCGGCCAGCGCCTGTACCGGCGCGAGGACTAGCGGCGACGGAGGCGCGCGACTGCGGCCGCGGCGTCGTCGATCAGCGGCTGCAGGTCGGCCGGCGGCGGATCGATCCAGACCATCTGGCAGAGCACCAGGTCGCCGCCGATCGACACCGTCAGGCCCTCCTTCCTTCGGCCTCGTCGATCAGGGCCCAGCGCCCTCGATCTGGTGTGACGTTGGTAGATCTCGGCCGGCGTGTCAACGGCAATCTGTCAGCCTGACCGCTGCGGTCACGCGCCGCTAGGGTCCGCGCCGTGACCGACGAGGCCAGCCCCGAGCCGATCGAGATCCTTCGCGCAGGCACGCACACGGACGCGCGGGGCCAGCGCGTGACGATCACGCGCGACGACCTCGCAGCGCTCGCCGCGGCCTACGACCCGGCGCTGCACGAGGCGCCGCTCGTGGTCGGTCATCCGGTGCACGACGCGCCGTCCTACGGCTGGGTCCGCGCGCTGCGGGTGGAGGGCGACCGCCTGCTGGCCCAGGCGCACCAGGTGGAGCCGCAGTTCGCGGAGCTCGTGCGCGCGGGCCGCTACAAGAAGATCAGCGTCGCGCTCTACGGTGCAGAGGCGCCCGGCAATCCGCGTCCCGGCGGCTGGTATCTGCGCCACGTCGGCTTCCTGGGCGCGCAGCCGCCGGCCGTGAAGGGGCTGCGCGCGGCGCAGTTCGCCGACGCCCAGGAGGGGGTCGTCGAGCTCGCCGAGACGCCGTCGCTCGGCCTGGTCGCGCGGCTGCTGCGCGGCCTGCGCGAGGTGCTGCTGCAGCAGTTCGGCGCCGAGACCGCCGACCGCGCGCTGCCTGTCGACGCGATCGAGGCGATCGCCGAGGCGCCGCCCGCGCCCGCCGCGGCCGCGCTCGCCGAGCCGTCCAGCCAACAGGAGACCGCACCGATGCAGACCGACCCCGCCGCCGCGCTGGAGCGCGAACGCGCGCTCGCCAGGCGCGAGGCAGAGCTCGCCCAGCGCGAGGCGCGCCTGGCCGAGGAGGAGCGCCGTCGGCGCGCCGACGAGGACGCGGCGTTCTGCGACCGCCTGGTGCGCGAGGCGCGGCTGCCTGTCGAGCTCCGCCCGATCGCCGCGGCGCTGCTGTCGCAGCTCGACGCGACCTCCGTGCACGAGTTCGCCGAGGCCGGACAGACGACGCCGCACGGCGCGCTGCGCACGCTGCTCGAGCGGCTGCCGCCGCGCGTCGCGTTCGGCGAGATCGCCGCCGAGGAGGACGTGCGTGCGGCCAACCCGACCGACTGGCGCTCGATCGAGGCCGCGGCAGACGCGCTGATCGCCGCGCGCGCGGCGCGCGGCCGGTCCGTTACGTTCCGCGAGGCCGTTCGCCTCGTCAGCGGCGGAGACAGCGCATGAGCACCACCCCGACCCTGATCCGCAACTTCACCGCCGGCGCAGGCGGCGTCGCGCAGTACCAGATCGTGAAGCTGGGCGCGGCCGACGGCGAGGTGGTCGCGGCCGCGGCCGTCGGCGACACGCTGATCGGCGTGTCGGTGCAGCCCGGCACCGCCGCGCAGGGACAGCGCGTGGACGTCGCGATCGACGGCGTGGTCGAGGTCCTGGCGGGCGGCACGATCACCAGAGGCGCCTGGCTCACCACGACCGCCTCGGGCCAGGCGGTGGCCGCCGCGCCCTCGGCCGGCGTGAACAACGGGGTGATCGGCGTCGCGCTGCAGAGCGCCGTGGCTGGCGACGTGATCCCGTGCCTGCTCGCGCAGGGCCGCATCCAGGGCTAGGAGTGACCTGAATGGCCAACGCCCCCTTCCCGATTATTCCGGAGCTGACCGCGATCGCGGTCCGCTACCGCAACCAGTCCCTGATCGCCGACCAGGTGCTGCCCCGCGTGCCTGTGGCGCGCCAGGAGTTCAAGTATGTCCGCCACACACTGGCCGAAGGCTTCACGCTGCCAGAGACGCGCGTGGGCCGCCGGTCCCGGCCGAACATGGTGGAGTTCAGCGCGACCGAGGTGACGGCGTCCTGCGCGGACTACGCGCTGGACGACGCGATCCCGGACGCCGATGTCGCGAACGCGGCGCCGAACATGGACCCGGTCGGGCGCGCCGTCGAAGGCCTCTCCGACCTGATCGCGCTCGATCGCGAGAAGCGCGTCGCCGACCTCGTCTTCTCGTCGGCGACCTATCCGGCCGGCAACAAGGTCACGCTGTCCGGCACGTCTCAGTGGTCGGATTTCACCGCGTCGAACCCGATCGACGCGATCCTGGCCGCGAACGATACGCTTCCGATGCGGGCTAACGTGCTGGTGCTGGGCCAGGCCGTCTGGACGAAGCTGCGGCAGCACCCGCGGGTCGTCCAGGCCGTGTACGGGAGCGCGCAGAACGCGGGTGTGGTGAACCGCCAGCAGGTGGCGGAGCTGCTCGAACTCAGCGAGATCCTGGTCGGCCAGGGGTTCCTCAACACCACAAAGAAGGGACAGACGCCCTCGCTCTCGCGAGTGTGGGGCAAGCACGCCGCGCTGATCCACCGCGACGGGCTCGCCGACACCCGCGGCAACCGCACGACGTTCGGGTTCACCGCTCAGTGGGGCGAGAGAATCGCCGGAACGATCCGCGATCCGAACGTCGGCATGCGGGGAGGCACCGTGGTGCGCGTCGGCGAGAGCGTCGCCGAGGTGATCGCCGCGCCCGATCTCGGCTACCTGTTCGAGAACGCGGTGGCCTGACGATGCGTTGGACGCGTCTGGTCGCGCGCCGCCGCATCGCGCACGACGGCACGGTCCACGAGGCCGGCGCGGCGCTGACGGTCGAGGCCGCTCAGGCGGAGGCGCTGATCGCCTGCGGCGCGGCCGAGGCCGTCCAGCTGGCGGAGGTCGCGCCTGACGACGCCGGCGAGACAGCGACGTCGACGCAGCGGCGTCGGCGCTGAGCTGTGGCGTACGCAAGCACGCAGGATCTGGTCGACCGCTTCGGCGCGGAGGAGCTGGCCGCGCGGACCGACCGCGACGGCGGCGGACAGATCGACGCGGCGGTCGTGGCGCGCGCGCTCGAGGACGCCTCGGCCGAGATCGAGCTCTACCTCGCGGCGCGCTACGCGGTGCCGGTCGACCCCGCGCCGGCGCACCTAGTGCAGATCTGCGCAGACATCGCGCGGTACCGGCTCTGGCAGCCGGTGCCGCCCGAGGGCATCCGCCAGGCCTACCAGGACGCGGTGCGCGCCCTGCGCGACCTCGCCGATGGCCGCGCCGTGCTGGCCGGGGTGCAGCCGCCGCAGGACGCGCCTGCCGGCGGGTCGGTGCGCGTGGCGGCGCCGGCGCGCAGGCTGGGCCGCGACCAGCTCGAGGACTACGTCGCGTCGTGACCGCACGGATCACCGTCG